CGACCACCTACCATCTCTTTGGCAGCTATTGGTGTTGTAGATATTGCCATGTTAATTAGTCCTCCCCCGTTACAAACGGGTGTTCCTCTAGAGGAACATTAAATTTTTGACAGGAGCTACCCAGACCCATTAGGAGGAGTAAGGGTTGAATAGCCCCTACCCAACATTTAAGTTAGGCAGAGTCTTTCTTTCGACCTTTAGTTAGTTTTCTTTGTAGTCTTAGGTGTCGTTACTTTTTCCTCCTCCTTAACAACGTCGACTACTTCTTTTTTAGCCACTTTCTTAGCGACTATCTCAAATTCTTGACATGTTAATTGTTTGATAAGACTATCCTTTCTGTTTGAAAGAAATCGTGGTTTATCAAATGTACCATCCTTTTTTGAATAGCCATACTCCTTTGTATTAACGGCCCAATCAATGAATTGATTAGTAAATCCGTTAATTAGAAAAATTGGTAGAAACTTAGTTTCACCTGGTTCAAATTCGTATAGTTCTTTCTCGTATTTACCAACAAATTTCGTACTTGAAATGTTAGTAAATGGGTATGAATCAAATTTTGCCATACTTATTTTATTGTTTTAATTATCCTCCGACCTTTAAATTACACACTACTTTCCTCCTTGGTAAGTATAAATACTTAGGAGGAAAGTTTGTCTACAATCTAAGAAGTCTAGTCGATTGCTACATTACAGACGAAGGGATAGTTTATCTCTGCTGTAATTACATTACTCGTGGCTGTAGAGCGGGATAATGCTCCGATGACTGCATCTCCTGCAACATCGTCATCATCTACTCTTCCAGCTGTTCCATCTATGTACAACTGCTTATCAGTTGAAATAGTTGTATCGCTTTTTGCAATCTCGTTTTTGCCGTAGATTTGATACCATCCATATGAACTAGCAACAATAGCTGCCATGGCGATACCTACTCTTCCAACTGCGTTAGCTGTCAGTATCAGGGTTACATTGTCCTCATCGAATGAGACCCATGTTCCTGCTTCTGTTGCAAGCAATCCTGTAAGGTAGATATATTCATTACCATCGGTGTCAAAAGACCGAGTTCCAAGTTGGTGTCTTAACGTTGTATCAACAACGCTAGTATCTCCAGCAAAGACTCCTGTTCGTGGTGTTAAATCTGCCATATTATTAGCTTTAGGCTATAATACAACTAATCTATTGCCGCGTTCATGACGAATGGAAAGTTGATTTCAGCTTCGATATATCCAGCGGTGGTTGTTTCTGCAACTCTTGAAATAGCTCCAAGAATAGGGTCAGTATCAACATCATCAACACTACCAGCGGTAGATGTTGTATAAAGTTGTACGTTAGCAGCACAATCTCCGTCAGTTATTGCTAAAGCTGTAGCAACGTGTCCGTAGATTTGGTACCATCCATATGTACTAGCAATAGTAGCTGCCATAGCTACGCCTACTCGTCCTACTGCATTTGTCAATAGTCTGGTTGTTACATGGTCTTCGTCAAAGTTTACCCAGGTACCTAGTTCGGTATCTGCAACTCCTAAAAGATAAATGTACTCATTGCCATCTGTGTCAAATGCTCTGGTACCTAGTGGGTGTGTCAAAGTTGAATTAACTTGTGAGGTGTCACCCGAAAAAATTCCTGTGTTAGTAGTTAAGTCTGCCATATTATTATGATTTGCCAGTCATATATGAATGTGTTCGACAAGCGTCAGTAGCTAAATTTCCGTAGAAAAGTAGTTGTCCTGAAGCTGCGTCTTGGTTTAACGGTTTCTTCCAACCTGTCCAAGCAAAACCACTGTAGTTTGACTTAGATGAATAACCGAACTCTGAAGGGAAAGGCCATGTGTAAATCCACATGTGTTTCTCATTCAAGAGATAGAAATAACCAGAAGTACATTTCTCGTCAGCAACGATTGGGATTCCTCTATACTCCAATGTCCTAAATCCAGCTGTTCCAAGCGTACTTGAAGAACTGTTTCCAGGGTTATTGTAAGACATAGTAGCCATTAGCAATGCTTCGATTGTAGCGAAGATTGCAGGTGTGGTTACCATGATTGTAGGTGAATCACCACCGATAATAGCAGCTTCCAAAGAAGCGGCAATTTCGGCCAATGTAATTGAGTTGCTTGAAGCGTCTAAATTAGACAGCCAAGTTGTGTACGTGGCTCGTGCTAATCCAGCATAGGTGCCTATGCCATTTCCATCATCAACTGCAGCTTGAAGACCTGTAAGGTCTTTATTGCTGGTTCCAGTTCCATCACTGTAAAATTGTGTTCCTAGAGCATCAGACATGTCATCAGCAGCTGAGTTCATCTCAGTTGCGATTAAATCTAATACTTTTTCAGGTCCACTATTAACACCAATTTGGATACCAGAAAGTGAAACGTTCCAGTATGTTTGTTTTGGTGTGAAAGTAGCAGATACTCTTGTGTTGTCTTGAGAAGTTGTGAAACTGTCAAAACCAGAGTAAGCGCCACCAGTTGTAGAAGCAACGTATTTGATAGGGATTTTAATCTCACTACCACCACCCATTCTTCTGTTCTTGCCAAGGAATCTTGTCAAAAGGACATTTCCTGCAAGAATGTTATCGGTTACCTTTGGAATAATTCTGTCTTGTGTAATCGTGTCTATAAAATTACCAAAGTCACTCATATTAACTTATCCTCCTATTTGTTTTTTAACGACCTTTAGAAACTTACTAGTTCCTATGCTTTCCCACTTTCTTTCCCTTCTGCAATCGCCTCTCTGGCAATTTGATAAAGGGATTTATCTTTGTCATCTTCTGGAGTATTTAGAACAGTGTCTGAAGTTTTAGTCCCAGTCGGTAGTTTAGGTTTTCGAGCTTCTGTAGTTTTCTTTCCTACATCGGAAAAAATCTTAGCAGCTCCCCATATACCATCTGGACCCTTCTCAAAGTTTCCTTTCTCAACGAAATCAAGAAACTTTTTCTCGTTTTTGGCGATGTCGGGATAAATATCCTTAATTTCACCAAGAGTCTCATTTATAACCTTACTAGCAGCTTCACTCTCTGATTTCTCAGCATTGCGAGCAGCAGCAAGTTCTTCTTTGATAAGGCCTTTTAAATAAACCTTAGCTTCCTGTTCTTTATCTCCTGTGACGGTTGGAGTAGTTTCTAGCTTCTCTAATCTCTCAGTTAATTTAGAAAGATTACCTTCAGCTTCTCTACGCTTTTGCGTCTCTTGACGTAAGCGGGAAATAGGAATTTTTGGTTCCTCCTCCTCTGCAGAAGATTCATCACCTTCTACTACGTCTGTTTCTTCGGTTGATGACTCCTCGGAAGTTTCAGCGTCTTCCGTTTCTTGGCTTTCGCCTTGTATTTCATCTGACATAATTGTTCATTTTTTTAGTTGGTTGTGTCCAAGCATATTTGATTAGACATTTTAACGTCTTGTGTGACGAATTCGACCTTTATAGTCTACTAAGCTCCTGATTTTCTTGTTTGTTGTCCTTGGCTATCAACGCTCTTTCTAGTTGATTGAGCTGATGTTCCAAGTGTTCCTACACCAGGTTGTCTTACACCACCACTTCCACCAGGCTGTTCGGCCTGTTCTCCTGGTAATGGTTGTCCTGGTACTAGTTGACCTGTTTGCCAAGCTATTAGTCTTTGTGCAGTTTCCTCTGGATTAGGGAATTTCATTCTTTCAAATAATGTGATTGGGTCTAATACACCCATCTGCCATAATTCTAATGCTTCGTTTCTTCTTGATACTTCATCTGTTGGTAGAGTTGAACCAGCTTTGATTATAATCTCTAGTCCGTCTTCAATTTCATCTCTTGAGAGTGTTACAAATTCAATACCATCTTGACCATATAACTTAATAGTCTTTGTAGTATCGTAGTATAGTTTGAACATTTGAACAAACCAGTTACCTATCTCGGTAACAGCGGATTCAAGTAATCCAACTATATCGCCAATTCTACCGAAGTCTTGTTGTTTTAATAATATTCTTCCACCTAGTGTTTCAGAGCTACCTTGCTCGCCACGTGTGGTTGAGTGAGTTCCCATTATGTTGTCAATCTCTGCCATACCATTTTGCATGTTAGCAAATATGTATGGTGGCAATGAAGGTACATCTTCGTATCTGAATTTGCTTGGGTCTGCTACTCCATCTCCCATCAATATCTGACCGGGAGCATTAGTAATCATAGCAGCTTCTTCTTTTGTCATTGCCTGATTGTCAATTAACAATCTTGGGTTTCCTATCTTGTTAGCGTTGTTTGTAATCTGTCGCAGGTTAGTATTTATAATATCCTGCATAGGAATTGCTTGTTGTATTAAATCTGTATCACCAATAATAGAGTTACCTAATGTAAATGGTGAACGGATAATATAGGGTTTTCTTGGTTTAGAGAAGTGATTGTAGAACTTTAGTTCATCAATGTCAGCTCCTTGTGTTCCTTCCCAATCCCAATAAGGGTTAGGTAGTTTCTTTAATATCTTTCCACCATATTTCCAGAAGACAATATCATCAGTCCAAACTTCCCATATCGTTCTAACTTTTTCAATTTCATTATTCTCATCTTCTACTGCTTGTGGGGCTTTTGATATTTCATCTAAAACCTTTTTACCAAAGACATCTTCAATTTCATCAAATGTCATGTCAATCTTTTCAATGATGTATGGTAATTCGTCAACTGTATTTCCAAATGGTGATACCCAAATTCTTTGTGGTCTAATTACTTTTAAATTTACATCACCTACTTCTTCATCCCAGAATACTTTCCAGATACCTAGTCTGTAAACAAGCATGTTTCTGATTCCATCTCTTAACTTGTCTTTAACGTTTCTAACATCATACTGAGTCTGAAGCATCTTCTGTGTAGCATTCGCTATAGTCATAGAGTTCTCTGTCTCTTGACCAGGCATAGCCATCCATTGTGGTGGATTGGCTGTTATAATAGGACATATGGTTTCAATAGAAGTAAAGATACGATTATCCACAGCATCAGATTGATGTCCTGGTATCATGTCTTTCTTTGTTTGTTTTCCTTTGTAATAATCCTCGTTTTCTTTTTGTACTCTTTCTAAGTGGTCATGTAATGTGTCAGCTTCCTTCATCCATGAAGTAGCCAAAGCAACCAAGTCTTCATCACTTGTCGTTACATCTGCTTTTATTTCCTCTGTTCCCTGTGCAGTAACACTTCTGCTAGGGGAGTCTATCATTTGTTCTTCCATATTATCCTAACCTCCAGTCTTTATTTGATTTAATTTGACTTTGCCAAGCTGTTATGTCTTTCGGATGCATAACTGTGTTTGGCAACATTCCGCTTGATATTAGTGTGCTTGGATTTGATACCGAAGTATGTCCAGCAAACCTTTGTAATCTATTAAGAGCATATACACATGCATCTACTCTATCATCACGAGAACCTGTTGGAAACAACATGAGTTCTTCGTATAAGTCTTGTGTTCGTATAAATATTCTATCCTGTTCAAAGAAGTGAGTTACTGAGATTGCTCTTGAGAACTTGTCTCTTGACTTCTTCTCCATCCCCTTTCCGGTGAACTGTCCTAGTGTCACTGCTCGTATGTTTAGAAATACTGACTTTGAACGAGCGTCTTCTTGTAGTAGTTTTCTGTAAACTTGTTGAAACGCTACTTCTTCAATAACTACCTCAGGTACTAAGTCTGGAAACATTCCTTGGCATCTGAAATATATCTTCCAGAATTCTTCTACGAATTGCCATGTTCCATATTTACCAGCAACTGTTTCTATTTCGTAAGCATTACCATCATCACCTAACATCATTACACAGAAGGCTGTATTATCAGCATATTGTGCTTCTGAGATAGCTGGGTCAATAGCTATTACAAGTTGTTTCGGTTGTGGTAGAAACTTTGGGTAGTTATTTTTGGCTCTATCAAGCCATTCTTTTTTAAAAAGTTGTTCTGTTCCAGCCAGTGGGTCATTCATATACTCAGACTGAAATGAGTATGTATCTTTTTTCCTTTCTCCAACTAACCATTTAGTTGGAAACCTATCTTCCCAGATAGATACTTCCTTGCCTTTCTTTGTTTCTAACGCCCTGAATGTTCTTGTTTCCCAATCAGAGAAGTAATCCTTTTTATCAAGGATTTCTACTAATAGGGCAAGCGGGTGTAGTTTCGTTCCTATAACAACAAGCTGTTGTTCTTTTTTAATTGTTCTTAATAATGCCGATAAAAACCATTGACGAGCATCTTTACGTCTATCTTCAGACTTTACCTGTTCGTCATCCTCCAGGTCGTCACATAGAATGTGTGTCGGTCTAAATCCACGAACCTGACACCCTCTACCCTTTGCTCTCATTTGTGAGAACATTCTTTTACCCTGGTTAATGGAGATGTGTGTTTCTGTCCATTTGGTAGAAATGTTATCTCCCCATTGTAACTCAGCGTAATCTCTTAACAGCTTGTCATTTGTTTGTAATTCTATTTTAATGAATCTAACAAATTCTGAAGCTAGGGTTTCGGAGTTTGAGATTGATAGGATATCTGTGTCCTCTCTATTTAATAATAACCAGATACCATATATTTTTTGTACTAAGGTTGACTTTGCAAAACCACGGGGCGCTCCGATACCAACTCTGGTATGTTTAAGGAGCTTGTATATCTCGTAGTGAAAGTCAGGTGTTGTGTTTTCAAATATCTTTGGAAAATAGTATTTAGCGAATAGTGGGAGATTGTCTAAATCATTCCACTTTTGTCTTCTGGCAGTAATAAGGAACTGCTCATTCTTGTTATATATCTCAAGTAGTTTTTCATTTTCCATCTTTGTCGTTAAATAGACTTATGCTACCACCAGTTGTTAGGAATGTTCCTGCTGCTGATGAAGCATATTTTACGGCTGCTTTAATTGCTTTAACTGGGTCTATAACCTTCACTAGTTCGCTCTCTAGTATGTCTTTGTTTAATATATTAAAGGGTTTTATAAGGGCAGCTTTTAATATCTTGTCTCCAATGGTATTACCTAATACACAGTTCTTTAAAGCGATACCACCACCAACTACAACTCCTTCTTCTATTGCTGAACGAGTAGAGCTAATAGCATCTTCTATTTTATCTCTTAAGTACTTTGAATTGGTTTCTGAATTGCTAGCAATCTTTAGTGAAGCTACTCCACCTTTCAATTTAGCTATCCTTTCTTTAATTTTATCTTTGTCAAAGTCAGCTTCCTCTTCTTTTATTTGTTCTTTTAGTGAAACTATCCTTTTGTCAACTCCTTCTTTATTTGAATTGCTTATTATAATGGTTTCTTTCTTCTTTGCCTTTATCTTTTCTACTAAACCAAGTGCGTTTGGATTGATTTCTTCTAGCCTGAAGCCTGATTTCTTTGAAACGAAGGTTCCATTTGTTAATACTGCTATATCTTCTAGTAAATTGTACATGTTATCCCCTACACTTGGGGCTTTTATAGGTAGAACCTTGATTCTACCTTGTTGCATATTCATTGCTAGGGCAGTTAATGCCTCTCCTTCGATATCTTCTGCAATGATTACAAGCGATTGCTGTCCACCTTGTAGTAATTTACCTATTAGTGGCTCTATTTGAGACCAAGAGGAGATAGTCTGGTCTGTAATCAAGATTGGAATGCCGTTATATTCAATAGAAACTTCATTTCTACTAAACACTGGATGAATAACACCCGATTCAACGTTCATTCCCTTGACCTTTTCTACATAGTTCTTTCCAGTATAGGACTCTTCTACCAAAATAACACCATCTGTTCCAATATCCTTGATGGTTGAAGCTATTAGCTTACCCAATTCTTCATTTTCACTAGAATAGGTAGCAATTCTGATAATATCTTCATCACTATCTATCTTTCTTGACATCTTGTCAAGCTGTTCTAGTACATTTGTAGTAGATTCCTCTAAACTTTCCTTTGTTTTAATATCACCACTCTCTTTAACATACTTTACACCAGCATTGGCTATAGCTTTTGTTAGTATTAGTGATGTCGTGGTAGCGTCTCCAGCTTCGTCATTAACATCTTCTGCTACTGACTTAGCTATTGAGGCACCCATATCTAAATATCTATCTTTGAAAGTAATCTCTCTGGCGATAGAAACACCATCGTTTGTTATAACAGGTAATACCCCTGGTCCTCTGTCTATTGTAACGTTCCTTCCCTTGGGACCTAGCGTAATTTCAGCTGAGTCACAAACTTTATTAATACCCTCTAGAATCCTAGTTCTTGAGTCTGCTCCTAAATTTACCTCCTTATTCATAAGCTATTATACTGTCATCATCAATGACAAGTATATCTTTATTACTTATTAATTTAAACATCTTGTAGGTAGTATACTCAACTTTCTGACCGACTTCTAAGTCTTTTACGTCAGGTCCTAAGTCGATTATCTCACCTAGCTTAGTGTTGTCTTCTGTTACTGGGGATGTCAAAGGGCTTTCCTCCTTAACTTCCTCCACGAATATATAGTTCCTCCATGGTTTCATAAATATTTTTTATCCTTTTTAATTAGCT